TTTTTGTTCTTCTTTAAACGGAGAGTCATGGTTGGTTGCATATCTAAGTTCTTTTTGCTTCCCAGTTATAGGGTCAAAATACAATAAAGCGTGCTTTCGTGTATGTTTGCCTGGTATGGTTAAAGTTAAAGGGGTATGAGACCCTGATAAGTAATATATCCTATCTTTAATTTCCCATTCTGGTTTAGCCGGTTCCAGTTCTTCTTTAACTGGTATAACCTTTTCTTCTATTACTTCGGTTGGCACAAATACTTGTTCTACAACCTCTACTTCTTTTGTGACTTTTTTAGCCACTGGTTTTTTATTTGCCATAATATAATATAATTTAATAGTTTAAAAGTAATAATTACCCCCGTTGATGTAACGAGGGTAACAATTACATAATTTGAATCCTTAGATTCCTCTGAATAATACAAAGTTGTTAGCTGCTTGAGTAATCAAACATCTTTCAGATAGGAAGTTTACTTCCATTGCATCAAGAGTTGAGCTACTTGCTCCACCAACAGATCCAGTTAACCAAGACTTCATTCTACGGTCGTCAGTTTGAGAAGCTCTATATCGGATATGACAAAATGGTCGTCTGATATTTGTTCCTAATACTTGATCGTAAACAGTTGAAGTTCCAGCTGGTACTAATACACCTTCAATTGAATTAACTCCATTGATTGCTCCACGAGTAGATGCATCATTTAAGTATTTCCAATCTGTTTTGTAAAAGTCATAAGATCCTCTACGGAATCCAGTGAATCCTAAGTTTAAAGCCATTTCAGAAGAGTTCTCAAATAAACCGTAAGCGGTTCCTCCTTGTGCTCCTCCAGAAATCGCCGCTAGCATGTCGTCAAAGTCTAAAGAAGTTTGACGTTGCAAAAACAACATGTTTTCTTCGATAGCTCCTTGAGTATCTAGATTTTTAAGGATAGCGTCAAATTCAGTTAATCCGTTAGCCGCTGTAAATCCAGTTTCTACGTTTCCTCTGTTTTGAATAGCTGCGAACATACCTTCTGTTCCTGGTTGAAGCAGGTTTTGATTTGGTATTCCCGCTGCCGCGTTTAGGTTTAATTCCCCTTCTACCATTGCCATCTCTAAGTGATCTTCAAAACGTAAACGTGTTTCAGACTCAGCTTTTAGGTACCATAGGTATCCGTCAGTTCCATCTTCAGTCGCTACATTCACCCATCCGATCTGCGCGGTATCTGATCCAGATACAACATACTGATCTCTGATAATGATTGGAGAGTTTGAAAATTGTGTTAAAGTAGGCTCAATAGAAACTCTTGGTAATCCTCCAGCTCCAATAGTGCTTCCTTTAGAATAATCAGATCCATAAACAAATATTTTAAGACCTGCAGGTGCTCCAAAGAATGCCCCTAGCGTTTGACTATTGTAAAGTTGCACTGTTAATGCTCCTGTCGCCGGCACTGCTGCTGCTCCTGTTGCCGTAACAATACCTTTTGCTTCTAGTCCAGTAGCTGGATCTAATATAACAATAGTATCATTTTGAGAAATTACATTTGAAATTCCTGCTCCGATAGGTATTAATAATCCTGTTCCTGCTGCTCCACCAGTTACTGTAACATTCTCATAAGAGATGTGTAAACGGTTTTGTTCAGACCAAATTACTTGATCAGATGTCATTGGCATTTCAGCTCCAACCATCTTTAAAAATCCAGATAGCGTTCTGTTTCCATAACGCTCTACTTCTGCTTCGTAGATTTCTGGTAAATACTGCTGCGCAAAGTCAGCAAAGTTTCCTGGAATTCCGGCTGCTCCGCCATTGTTGTTCCATTGTAAATAGTTACTCGCAAGTAATTGCGGTTGTGGTGTTGGGATTAAACTCCCAAACTGTGGTAATACACTCATAGTTATTGTTTGTTAAACTTTTTAATTTTTAATTTTGATGAGTCCGCTCCAGAAACTGATTTTACTTTGTATGCTCCAAACTTGGCTCCGTCTATAGGCGCAGCTTTTCTTGCCCCCGTCGATGCGTTATTAGATTTGTTTACAACATCTCTAATTGCATCCGCTTTGCCTTGTTCATAAAAGTGATTTGCCATTTTATCGGCATTTGCACCCGCATACAACGCTTTATGATACCCCTCGGTGTCCTTAATCACGCCGTCTTCGCCTAGAAACTTCCCTATGAAGTTGCCAATATCCGACTGCTTTTCTGCTACCTGTGATGGGTTTTGTATGCCGTACCTAAATTTTTTCTCACCCAATGTAAAATCGAAACCTTCGAAATTTTCATTTAGTAATGCGTTAGTGTTGGCCTTAAACTTGTCATGGTTAACCGTGTTTCTTTCCTGGTCCTCTTTATATCGATTAAAAAAGTCCGATGCTTTAGTTTGATCTTCAGTAAGCGCAGGCGAGTTCAACTTGATCTCATCATAATACTTATCTTTTGTGTCGTTTAAAAACGTACGGGCTTTTGCAACCTCTTCTTTATATGCGAGTTTTTTTCTACGGATATCTCGCTCCTCATCTAATTCTTCGTCAAACGCAAAATTGTCATCGATCATAAAATCGATTTCGTCCGCGCTTAAGTGAGACTTAGTGTTCTTATAATATTCTTTTACTAATACGTCGCGGTCTACATCGTCGTAGTTAGTGTTCAATCTTACGTAATCTTGTAAGGTGCCACCGGTTTCACGCATAAAGTCCACTAGCTTAGTTACATTTTCTGGCAATACTGCTGCAGGCGCAGGAGCGTTTACAGGAGGAACTGGCTTGGCGGGCTCGTTATTAGTCACTTCTTTAATAACTGGTTCTATTGGCGGATCAATTGGTGGATCCACAATAGCATCCGCTGCGGGATCAGCCACCGCAGGCTCTTCATTAGGTATTACTACCCGGGTAACATTGCTTGGGACATCAACTAGGGGCTCTTTATTTTTAGCAGCCATTTGCTCTTCCGTAAGCTTTGGTTTTGTTTGGATCTTAAAAGATCCTTCTGTTCTTTCACTCATGATATGATATTATATAATTAAAAATACTTGTTTATTGCGGCATAAATTGGGACATATCCATTCCTCCCATGGCCCCGCCACTGCCTTCTTCAAAATCTTTAGGCATTCCTTTATTTTGCCTTTGCTCTATCATTTGACTTTGCTGAGTGCCTTCTTTTTCTATTCTTTTAGCTTTTGCTGCATCAGCGTTATCCTCTTTTGTTTTATTTGCTTGCAAAGCGGCTTGAGCTAATTTTAAATCATATTGAAATTTAGTTGCCATTATTTCTTTGCTTATTTGAGCCTCTGCTTGCATTCTTTGCATTTCAAAGTTAGATTTTGCTTGCTCTATTGCTACCTTTTCCGCTGTTAAAGCCTGCTGCTTTTGCACTTCTGCCATAGCCGCCTTTTCAGAGGCCTGAGCATTTGCTTGAGCTTGAGCTTGTATATTTTGCTGAACTAGAGCTTGTTCTCTTTCTTGCTTCTTTTTTCTTTTAACCTTTAGCATTTGATTAGCTAACTTAAGGTTTTTTATTGCCTTAAGATCAATCGCATCTTCAATGTCAATTTCCTTTGTTTGTAAAGATATTTGTATTGATTGTTGCAATTCAGCTTTTTCTTCATCGTCTGGCTCCATTTCTAAAAATATACCAAAGTCGTGTAAATTAAGATTTTCTATTTCTTTTAATGTTTCTACATTAAACGTAGATACGCTATTCATTAAAGAATTTTTAGTCAGCGGAAAGTTTAATACGTCTACTAGCTTAAGTGATATGTTCTCGCAAGTGCTCAATGTTAATTGTATACTAGCGTCTTGTATATGCTTTGTAGCGGTGTTGGAAGCGTTGGCCGCCATTTTTTGCAAACCAACTAAAGAATTAGGATCCGGCATAGCCCCGTCCCTTGCTTCGTTTAATCCAGTTACATCTCTAATCATTTGCATATTGTAATTATATGCTGTTATTAAGGATTGTATTTTGCCTATGCCCGAAGAGCTTGATAACTCTTGAATGGGAACCTTGCCCCTGTTCATGTCGCCATCTTGGGTCATAGATCTACCTACAACAGAACCTGTTTGGAAGTACATGTTTAATGCCTCGGCTGGATTATAATTTGTTCCATTACCTAAATCAACTTCTGCTAGCCCATCAATATCTAAAAATATCCCGTCAGGAACCATTCTAGATAGCACCTGCTGCATTTTTAAATGGGTCAATTGTATTACGTCGGCAAAGCCAATACACTTACTTATAATGGATTGTATAACCCCTTTATACATTCTAGGAGCAGCTATTGAGTAACTCATTTCTACTCTAGTTGTATCCGCAAGAGGGCGAGTCATGTTTTCAGCTAATTCCCATTGCAGCATCATATCTGTGCCAATTATTTTTGCTCCGCGATATAACACCTCAATAGATCTAGCAACTCTTTCAAAGTTATCATTCGGTGGTGGATCAAATTCACTGGTTTTTTCAATA